CGCTTCCTCTCTATAGCCTTTCTAAGCCTTCTGAGCTCCCTCTCCAAACTCGAGATCGACAAGCCTCTTCAGCTCCTCCAGCTGGCGTTTGATGTCCATCTGGTCGTATGTCTTGGCTATCGAGTTGTATGTCTGGGCTAGATACGCCTCGAGACGCATCCACTCCCGTCTCTCGTCTAGTGAGAGCCTCTTGTTCGTGGCGTAGTAGTGGGCTCTTTCTATGAGACGCTTGAGGTTTGAGAGTATTTTCTCACGTCCCACCTGCGTGTCTAGGCGTTTGATTTTCTTGGCTAAAACCGTTAGAGGAGCTCTTTTCCGGCTTATTTTGGGTAACCCCCCTCCCCTCTTCATGTCAGACCCTCCTGCCGACTATGATGCCGACTATGGCTCCTATGATGAGCTGTATGGCCCCGAAGATCGATTGGTTGAAGCTGTGTAGCAGGGCCATGTGAGCCACCTCGAGGCCTGTGAGGGCTAGGGTGGCGACTATGCAGAACTTCATGGCCAGTTCTAAGGCCTCTGAGGGGGGCTCCTCCACGACGCCCCTGCGGGTTCTTATCCGCCTTGTGAGGGCGCGTTTAACCCAGCCTGCCATGGTTTTCCACCCTCATCATGCGCCTCCTGAGGGTTCTCCTGCGTCCCGAGACGAAGTTCCTGAGTAGCACATCGGCCTCTTCCTCGTTCACCAGACCCTTGGCTATGACGTGTACCTTGGTGGCCCATGAGAGGGGTATGGCTGTGTAGTCTATGTCCCTCAGCCTGTCGGTTATGTGGAATATGTTTTGGGCCAGGAGTATGTGGGGCTTCTTAGGGCTTATGACGTCCAGGAATATGCCTACGCTCTTGACGGGCACCTCTATACTGGCCGTGCTCAGCGAGGAGCCTATGCTCGCGTCGTTCCACTCCACCAAGACCAGATCCCCAGGCGAAACCCCCTCCAGAACTTTACGAGCCTTCCCCCTCACCACCTAGGTCTCACCTCGTTGCGGATTTGTTTGAAGGCGTGTATGGCGAACAGCCCGCCGACCGCGTCTCCTGCTGCCAGGGCTAGCGGGCTCCACCACAGGTATTGTAGTAACGGCAGGTCTGGGAACAGGCATTCAAAAACCGCGTATGTGAGCTGGGGCCAGGCGCACAGCTGCAGCGCCGCGTACTTCTCATAGTCTCTGTCCATCCACTCCAGGAGTGCGAGGGCAAGCATTATCAGCCCTGTCATCAGGCCTCCGCTGAGGTAGAACAGCCACAGCCCGTGTTCCGGCAGCTTCGTGACGACGCACTCGCCGCCGAACATCGTCGCCTGGATGTAGCCGTCCCCTCCAAGCCACTTCAACACGCGTAGGTGAATCCACTCATGCGTCCCGACCGTAAGAAAGTTGTACAGCATGTAGCACGCAGCGAACTCCAGAACCCGCAGCCACCTACGCATCCATCGACACCCCCTACGTCTCCGTCAGCCCCTCCATGATGTCGTCTAAGTCTACACCTCGTTTCTTCAGCCGCTCAAGAAACCTTCTGTAGCCGCGGTCCAGCTGCATCATCCTGTCAAGCTTGCCCTTAGCCTTGTCGAGCAACACGTCCTTCCAGACGCGGACGAAGTTCTCCGGTGTGACGGTTATCCAGCCGTAATGCTCTCCGTCGACGACGACCTCGTCTATTAGGATTTCACCCTCAAGCGTCTTCGGAAGATGCTTGAACTCAGGGCGGGAGCAGTCTACTATGTGTTCACGTAGCTTTGACTTGATGCGGTCTGAAAGCGTCTTTAACAACTTCTCGCTCAGCTCCACTTCTTAAACCACCCCCCGTGACTGTGCAGGTCATCTCCGTTCTGGAAGCGTATGTTCTGCCCGTCAAGCCAGCACATACCCGCGATGTATCGGCTACCCGCTGTCCAGCCCCCAGGATTGGGGCTGTACAGCTGGAGGATGATGTACGGGTCGCTACCAAAGTTGGGCGTAAAGAAGTACATGCCCGCAGAAGGCGTCCACGCACCGCCGGCGGGAATCGTCACCTGCTGGACATCCTCATCCCACGCTTTCAAGTTGACGAGCTTCCTGTCACTCGTTAATACTTCGTACCCCCCGATCCTAAGGGCCTGCGCGTCGAATTTGTCATCTGTCTTCAACACATCTGCGGCTGAGCGATAGAGCTTGACGTCGCTCCACCGAACCTCAGCCGAATCCGCCAGCTCCAGATGACTTCCAAAATACGCTTTGTTGCCCAGTTTCAGAGAGTGTGAAGTGTCTGGAGCGACACCTATTCCAAGACAGCCCCTCATCTTGGTGAGCAAGCCCCAAGAGCCTCCAGACCCATCGGACTTGACCTCAAGGTCGATGTTTTGATTCTCATCTTCCAGAACGATGACGCTTCTTTGTTCTTCGTTGTCATAGTTCCGTATTCTAAGCATGGTTCCACACGCTGGGCCAGCGTTTGTGACCGACGTTATGTCCAACGCCACAGAATCGCCAGACTGCCCCTCGATTAGAAGCCCCTGCAACACTTTACTGATGCCTTTCACGTTCCTTGACGAGTCTATGACCTCAGTACCGCCTATCTGCAGTTTCGTCAGGTTGAGGTAGTCGCCCACACTTCTACCCAGCTTCGAGAGGAGCTCCGACCAGGTGTCGAAGGGCATCCTCGACCAGTCCAGCTGCGGTATCCGCTCCAAGGCGAATACGCCGCTTGTGATTATGCCCGCGTCGGCTGAAACATTCTTCAGATTCCTGTTTTCGTCCAGAACTTCAGTCAGCTTTGCGCCTGAACCGTATCCTCCGAGCATTAGTTTACCCGCGACTATGACGCTGTCGCCCCAGAGAGTCGGGCTTCTGAACACGTCGAGAAGCGAATAACCAAGCCTATCGGCGGGGACGACTTCTCGCGCCTGGCTTGCACTCTCCCACTCCAGGCAGAGACGCTCCCCTCCTCCGTGTTCGTAGTGTTCTATCACTATCGGGTACCACTTATCCGCCTCCAGGTCTGCCGTCCACGAGTAGGTGGTGGGGGCCTGGTTTTTCCACGCATCGACGACGAGCTTGCCGTTGAACCAGACACGGACTCCATCGTCGCTCGTGACGTAGAACGTGTATGTCTCACTGTACCGCGGACGGACATAGCCCAGTATTCGGCATCCAAAGTAGTCGGCTATCCCTTTGGGGTTGTAGTTTGTGAAGTCGATCTTGTCGTGCACAGTCGCTTCAACGAGTCTACCTTTAGCCAGGTTTCTGCTTTCGGCTCTCAGGTCGTACCAAAGGCCTAAAACACCGCCGGTTTTGATTGCAAGTTTATCAGGCGTGACAGCTCCAGAGGCTATCTTGCTCTCGACAACAGCTCCGTCCGCAATCTTTGAAGCTGTCACAGCTCCCGACGCCAGCTTTGATTCAACAACTGCACCATCCGCTATCTTGCTTGATGTGACAGCTCCGGAAGCTATCTTGGAAGAGCCAACCGCACCGTCGGCGATCTTAGCGCCTGTGACTGCCCCGTCCTTAATCTTCGCCGACGACACCGCGCCGCTTGCCAGCTTGCTCTCGACGACCGCACCATCTGCGATTTTGGCTGAAGTTATCGCACCCGCCTGAATGACACCGTCAACAGATATCTCGGAGCTCTTCTTGACTAAGTCCGTCAGCTTTCTGCCAGAGTAGTCTACAACCTCGCTCCTAAGCTTAAACGATGCTTTGTCTGCAAAGACTTCTGGCGTCTGGAGGAGCTCAACGCCACCGAACTTTCTGTCCGTCGAGAGGGCGCTTAAATCCGAGACCTTCTCAGCAACCTCCGTGAGTTTCAACCTACCAGTCTCAGGGCATATGCCAGGCACTCTGAACAGTCGTGGCGGAGCGATTTTCGTCGGGTGGTCGAGGCCGACCGGAGCCTTCTCATACTTCCAAGACGCTCCGTAGATTGTGCCGTCGTTGTCATGGCCAGAGTAGTCGAACACTTTCACCCCTTGACCTTCATCCATCTTCAGCCACAGAACCAAGCCGTCTCGAATGGGGTTCGAGGGATGCAGGTAGTTCCACCTGATTTCGTCCTCGGACAGAGCACGATTATAGATTAAGACGAGTGAAACATATTCGGACGCGCACTGGTCCAAGTGCTTTGCAATCGTTACGGGCCGTGTATTTCTTATGTCTCCCGCAGTCCTCGAAACTTCCGCCTTAAGCTCGCCATCCATCCAGAACTGAACCTTCGTGTCGGACGCAACCCCAGCCAAGCAGTGCCACTCTCCATCCAGCCCCTCCCCAGCAACCGCCCCCACAGAATCCTTTGTTCCCTCTGCATCCCGTATGTAAAACCCGAGTTTGTTGGTGTCTATCCACCCCAGCCCCCAGCTTTCTTTAATGCTAGAATAGCCGTACTTTGCCACTATCGTCCAGAACCACGACCCCTCGAATGTTGATTTAAACCAAGCCACCACTGTAAGCACGTTTAGGTTCAACGAGTCTGAATGCGGTACTTCGACGTAGTCGTCCACCCCGTCGAAACTCAACACAGGCCTCAAGCCCATGCCAGGCCTTTCAACCTCGTCGAGGCGCAGCCTACCAGATGTGGGGTCTATGCCAGCTATGTTCGTCTTCGGCGGCGTTATAGCGCCGGGCTGTATTGTGCCTGACTTGTCTATTTCTGAAGACGCCTTTACGAAGTCTGTGAGGGCGCGGCCCGTGTAGTCGAGTATGTCCTGCCTGAGCTTCTTGGCTGTATAGTCGGCGTAGACGTCCGCGGGCTCGAACTTCTGGTGGTGTGCGTCTGGGTCAGCCTTGTGAGCCGATATGGCCTGGTCCCGCTCTGCGACTGTGTCGAGTGTCTCGCCTTCCCAGAGGCGGTCTGAGGCCAGGGCGTCAAGCGACGACGCCTTCTCCGCGACCTGTGTAAGCTTGAGTTTTCCGGTTGAGGGGTCTATGCCTGGCACACGCTCAAGCTTCCGTGGAGCCACGACGGGCTCGGGTATGGGCTGAGGCCTGAAGGGCGGGGGCCACCGCTTAGGCCTCCTACGCCTCGGCCTCTCCGTGGGAGGCTTGTGTATAGGTCCTCCAGACACGCCCCTCAGATGTGTGTAGAAGCCGTCCGGCCTGAGCTCCTGCTCCACCTCAAGCGCTATGAGATATTCATCGAACTCGGGCGTGTATATCCTGACCTTATCACCCGGCCTTATGTCGAGCAGACCCCTGACGACGACGTCTATCATCCGCTTCCTGGGGTCCTTCGAGGCGTTTACGATTGCCTGAGCCAGTTGGAGGCATTCGTCGTCGCTCAGCAGGTCGTCTCGGGTGAGCTCGAGATGCGACAGGCCGTACGTGTCTATGCTGGTCTGGTCTTTAGCCTCACCCACGTACCGGAAGTTCTCGAAGTGTAGGCCGTCTATCCAGACCGTCCGGCCGTTCGTGAAGAACTCGATTTCGGCGATCTTCGACCAGGCCTCTTCGACCTGGTCGTCCGGGATGTCCACGGCCTCCCAGACCTCGTCTTCCATGCCGTATCCGACTTCTATGCGGTACGGCACCTCCTCGCCATCTACATCCGGGCCCCACGACCCTATGTTCTGCGCCTGCCCCAGCTTCGCCTTGCGGAAGTACCCGGTCATACCCTCAGGCTTGAGCCGGACCTCGACGGCGTCTCCGGTCGGCGGCGTCTCGAACCTGAGCCAGAACACGAGTCGTTTTACAGCCGCCTCGGTCGGGTTGAGGTCTAATGGCTCGGGTAGGGCGAGCTTGAAAGTGTCTGTACTTGAGGCGGGTTCGGCCTTTATGCTTGCGGAGCCCTGCTTGTACGTGGCCGTGTCGAGACCTATCGAGCCGCCTGTTATGCTCCAATTCGTCTCATAACCGCTTTCACAGAAGTCCTCCGTGTCGGATGGGACGATCTTCTCTGGAGCTCCGTAGACGCGGCATGAGTTTATGACCGCCGTGGCATCCTCCTCGAACTCGTACTCACAGACCTCCGGGGTAGAGGCGTATGAGTTTGAGCCTCTCGGAAACGCGTGGAACACGCCGTCTTTGTCCACGTAGGCGTCGTAGCCGACCCTGGGATCCTCGCACACCATCCTTACGGCCTCGAGCATCGACACGTCCCTGTCGGTTAGGTCGAGTCTGACCGTTACGTTCGAAGCGGCTACGTCGAGCGTGAGCTTACCCTCGTCCACCAGGGGCTTCAGGATGTCGGATATGACCTGATCTGCCGTGCCTTCATACAGCTTCTTCTCCGCTGGCCTTCTCAACAGCCAAGTCAGGTCACAGCCTTCGAGGGTTAGGAACCCCCACCGCTCGTAGCGGGTCTTGAGAATCTTGCCCTTCTCGAGGAGCTCCCAGCTCGACGTGTCGGGGTTGTAGCGCTCTATCCGAACGTCTTTGAACGTCAGCTGGTACGTGCCCTCAGGCCTGCGGCACCGTAGCGTCCACTCCCCAGCCTCCAGAGTAGCCTTCTTGACTAATCGGAGCTCCGAGGGGTGGAGCTCCAGGGTGCTTCCTCCACCTAAGTCCACTACGACCCTGACCTTCGGAGTTTCGCTCATGCGGGTTCCCCTACGCCTTGACCGATTCTATCAGGCCCTCGAGGCCCCCTACGGCTATGCGCATGGCCACGGCCACCCCCCTACACTTGGCTGCCAGAGCCTTCTTGTCCAGTTCTTCGAGGACGTCGGCGAGCTCCACCAGCACGTCTACGCTCTCGCCCCAGACGCTTAGGGCCTTCTCCAGCTTGGCTACGGCCTTAGCTACTCTCGGGTCCTCTGTGGGGGCCTCCTTAGTGAATAGGGCCTTAAGCCAACCCCATATCACGTCCACCACCTCCCTCAGCCTCTCCCGCCCCGCGGGTTCGAATCCCGCGGAGGTCGGGGGCTTAACCGTCCTCCTGACCTGCCTCATCAGGCGGGGCTCGTACTCGCGCATGTAGATCGGGTAGACCCATGGGGTCTGGGGCTTCTGCTTGCGTTTCTTCACGTCCACAGCACACCCACCTCCCTGGCCCTAAGCCACAGCCTGTATGCGACACGGTCTTCAATCGCCCTAGCCAGACGAGCGATGTCGGCCTCTTCTCGGACTACTCCGTGGACTTGGACGTTTACGGTGAAGCTTGGTGCGATGAGGCGTGGGGTGACATGAACATTTGGCATGAAAGCTGTTTCGAACCTACCAAGACCCCTCTCGACCGTCTCATGTACGCTTCTGACGCCCTCCTCCGCGGCCTCTACGATCCTGTCCCAAGTTTCGAGCCAGATGGAGCCTCCTACCAGCTTCTCGTACAGGTCTTGGAAGAAGCCGACGACGTTCTGGCTGAACCATTTAATCGCTTCTTGGAGCCTGTCCAGGGCCGTGTTGAGGGCGTTTAGGGCAGGGGTAACTATGGCGGCGATTATGTTCGCTATCAGCCTCAGGGCTGGGGCCAGGAGCTCCGCTATGTTCACGATGAGCTCCCCTAGGGGTGGCAGGAGCTTCTCGAGGGCGGGTCCCAAGGCTTGGCCGATTATTATCGAGGCCTCCTGGAAGGCTGCTCTCAACCGCATCGTCGCACCCTTCAACGTGCCCATCTGCTTCTCAGCCATCTGCTGCGCTAGGCCTGCCCTGCCTATCTGCTCACGGTAGGAGCTCCACACTTGCATGACCTCCTCAGCCGTGTCTCCGAGGCCTGCGAGGGTGAGTATGGCCCTCATGCTCTGAGCCGTGAAGCCGACCGTCTCAAGGTACGCAGCCCTCTCCTCGTCTGTCATGCCTGCCAGCCGTGCCGATATGTCCGCAATAATCTCTGCGAACGGTCTCATCGAGCCGTCGGCCTCGTACACGGAGACGCCCAGCTTGTCCGACTTGTCTATCAGGTCTCTGAGAAGGGCGTCGAAGTATCGTCCAGCCTTCTCAGCCGACCCTATGCGGTCGGTTAGGATGGCCACAGCTGTGAGCGCGTCCTCGACGCTCATCCCGAACGTATGAGCCATGGCGCCGCAGTATCCGAGGGCTATGCCCAAGTCCCTCGCAGACGCGATGGAGGCCAGGTCTGCAGCCGTGAGTGCGTCCACGACCCTCGTCGCATCCTGTGCGGACAGGCCGAAAGCGGCTAGTGCCTGGACGAGGAGCTCCGAAGCCTCCTCGGCCGACACGCCGGTTATGACCATCATGTTCAAAGCGGCCCTCAGGGCCTCAGCAGCCTCGGCTCCCGAGAAGCCTGCCTTAACCAGAGCGAGGAGGGCCTCCGCAGCCTGAGATGCGCCTACGCCTACCTCGCGGCCTACGGTTCGAGCTAGGTTCACGAGCTCTTGGTTCAGCCCCTCGACGGCTTCGAGGCTTGAGGCCCCTGCTAGTGTGACCTGCTTCATGGTCCACTCGAACTGGCTGAAGGTTTCGAGACATCGGCGTACGGCGTTCTCGACCCGGCGTAGGGCTTCGAAGGCCAGCAGGGCTGCGAGGACCCCTCCGGCTATGTTGCCTATGCGTCTGAGTATGCCTCCGAACCTACCGAACAGCCCTGAGAGCCTCTGGATGACCCCGCCTACTATGGGAAGCCGTGTGAAACGGTTCACCATGGCCTGAATGACCCTGTTTATCCGGTCCACGGTCCGGCTGGCCCTGTCCACGGCCCTTATAACGACCCTGACGGTGTAGTCCACCGTAGCCATCCTAGCTCACCATCCCGGGCGGAGGAGCCCATCCACGTCTCTTCCTGCGGACGTATTCGAGGGCCGACCTGGGCCGCCCCTCCTCTCGGAGCTCCTGGACGTGGGCGAGTATGGCGTGGTCCAGCCAGAGCCTCTCCAGGCCTGTTAGGTGGGTTAGGCCGAGGAGGTCTGTGGGTCGGGCTCCGATGAGGAGGGCGACCCGGCCTGCCATCTCAGCCACCTCGCTCTTTACGAAACTTTTCCAGCTCTGTCAGGCGTGCTCCGGCCTCTGCGATGCGATCCATCAGCCAGACGAACACGGCCCAGCGGTCCTCGGGCTTCGGGGGCTGGTCGAGGCACATCGTGAATATCTCGTCCATGATGGCCTGGAGCTCCTCAGCCCGCTTCTTGGCCTCCTCAACGTCTTTTGGCGGGTTGGCTGAGAGCCTCTGGTAGAGCTGGATAAACGGGATTACCCCTGCGTCGAGTCTGACCAGCTTGTACACCTTATCGTCCAGCTTCAGCTGCCTCAATACTCGCTCACCGTGTTCTGCAGTGTCACCTTTACGATGTACCCGGCCGACTTGTCGTACAGGGCTCTGAACTCGACGCCCTCGACCATGACTTCCCTACGGTCTATGTTGGCTCCAGCCGCCGTGTAGACGACTCTCGGCAGGTCGATCGTGAGCTCGTTGTAGTATCCAGCCTCTATCTCGGGGCCCCTGAAGGTCGCTTTAATCGACGTTTCCTCGGCGTTCAGGAACCTGTCCAGATGCGTCCTGTCATCGAACTTGACGTCGAAGCTGCCCTCGACGCTGAAGCCCCTGACTGGTATCTCGGCCAGTCTGCGGTCTCCGAGCGTGTACCAGTCGTCCACTAGGTCGTTCTCTATCCTGACCGACAGGGCCCTGATCGATGCGGCGGAGCCGCCCACCAGGAACTCCACGAGATCCGCGAAGCTGAGGAACGGTAGGTCGCTGAAGGTAGGTGTGCCTGGCGTGAACATGCTCTCCTCCCGTCCTAGGAAGTCCACGCTGGCCCCTAGGAGCTCTCCGGCGGCGACGGTCAGTTCCAGTCTTCTCGCCACGCAGCCGACGAAGGTGCGTCCCGTGACCTCGCTAGCCACCTTTACAGTGTAGCTCGGCAGGCTGTCCGCGGGCGTGAACTCGTGCTTGTACGTGTTAGGTGCGTTCGTGGCGTCAGGCTGGCTTGTCGCTACGGAGCCCATGATGGCCAGTAGTAGCTCACCGATGTTGTCAGGCCTAACATACATGTCCAGGCTACCCTCGACCCTGATGGGGCCTTTCAGAGCGTACTTCGGCCACCTCGCCGAGGCCAGCTCTGGGATTATCCAGTCGTGTCTCGTTGCGAAGCTCTCCCTGGCTAGGTCGATGTACCTTGACGGAGGCGCCTCGCTTCCGAACGATGTCTCCTTTCCGAGGGCTACGTACCTAACCATCCACTCTCACCTCCCTCAACCCCTCTTGGGGCTCTCCCTCCCGCCTTGCGGGTAGGGGCCCTAGAGCTGGGTTGTGAGCCTGCATGCCAGAACCAGCCTCCTGACCGCCACGGCCTGGTCTCCCTCTCGGCCAGGCTCGGCGTACATACGCTCAACGACAGCCCAGTCCACCACCCCTCCAAGCGTGGGGTCCTGGCTTAGCACCTGGCGGACCTTCTCCGCGAGCTGGCCGGCCTCCCTCTCGGCCTTCTCTCCGTCGAGGTGGCGGACGTAGACGCCTACGTCGACACAGATGGTGTCCTGGAACGTGTTCGCTGAGATTAGGTTGAACCGTGTCTCGACGCTTGGGCTTGTTTCGACCCATATGAACGGCCTGTCGATGACCTTAGTCGGATATCCATAGTGAACCTGTTTGACTATGCTGGCTTCTTTGAGCTTCTTTATGACGGCCTCGATTATCTTCTCCTCGACGCTCTTCTCGCTCATGGCCTAAACACCTCCGCGAATATGCCTGGAACCTCGCTGTGTAGGTCCTCAACTGTGTGGCGGGCGAAGAAGCGGCCCCTGAACCCTGGGTGCATGACCCGCTTAGCATACACAACCCTGCGGGGCTCCCACCACTTACCGACCACGAACCTCAGGGCCCTGGCTCTGCGAGGCCTTATCTCGTGAGGCCGGGTCCCAAACTCGACGTAGGGGGCGTAGGGAACGGTCGGACCCACGATGGCTGTGTCGCCCCTAACTTCGTAGCGTATGCTTCTGGCGAGCTCCCCCGTCCGCATGGGGGCCCGCTTGACCATCAGGTCCCTGCAACGCTCCGCCAGTCTCTGGACGAATGGCCTTATGTACAGGCTTGGAAGCGGAATGAATGGAGGCCTTGAGACCCTGATGATGAACTCCATCATGTGAGGATCCTCCCCTGGGACTGGATGTAGTAGCCCAGCTTCTCGATGCCGAGCTCGTAGAACGCGTCCTTGGCCTTGGGCTCCCTTCGGGTGCGGAACAGACCTGCGGCGATGTCTGCGCAGGCGTACCTGACGATGTCTGGGACGTTGGATTCGTCGAACGGGACCTGGCCGAGCTCGGCCTCCAGCTTCTCGTCTATGATCGTCTGGGCCTCGGCTATCAGGTCCTGGAGCTCCTGGTCGTAGCTGGTGTCGCTTGGGTCTATGCTGAGCCTGGCCTTCACGTCGTCCAGACTGCAGTATGTCATCTGTCGTTTCGAGGGAAACGGCTTAAAATAAGGTTTTTTCACGAAAAACAGCCATAAAAATTCGGCTATTGTTTTCCGGCAATTATTTCTCGGTAACTATCCGCGGGTAATTATGGGTCTTCTGCCTTTACGTATTTGCACAGTATGGCGTCCCACTCCTCCCCAGCCTTGTGCTCGCAGTAGTTGCACGCATATGCGTCTATCACCTCATCCCGCCTTGGGCAGTATACAAAAGTTAGTGTGATAACGAACTTCTTCAACCTCCTCACCGCTTTCTCAGCCACTTCATCTTCCTCCCGGCCTCTTATTGGTTGTTGAGGGCTTGGAGGAACTGTCTGCCCTTGGGGGTTATGCGGTACAGGCCTCGTTCAGGCCTGTCCACGTAGCCCTTCTCCAGCAAAAAGTCGAGTATGGATTGAAACTTGTGTGGGGTTCCACACTCGGCGAGGGTGAGCTTGAGGAGCTCCGTCCACCGCTTAGGCCCGTCTTCGAGTTTGCTCAACACTATCTTGGCTAGCTTGAGCTTCTCCTCGAGCAGGCTCATCCCCCTTCACCTTCCTCGGATTTGAGGCTCCAGCCTTGGGTTATCAGCATGTCTCTAACCTCTGCGAGGGTTATCACGCCCAGCTCGTAGGCCTTCAGCAGGTCCTCAACCCTATACTCCACCTTGGCCGGCTCACCCCAGTACAGCCGTACCCTCGCTTCACGGGGGTCGAAGCCGTGCTGTTCGAGCAGGGGTGCGAACACGTAGCGTTCTATCCTGCGCTTGAGGAACCTCTGCAAGATCCTCGCTTGTAGGTCTAGGAACTCGGCGGCTACTTTGGCTGAGGCCTCTGTAAACCCGCGCTTAATCATGAGCTTTGGGGAGGGGCTCCTCAGTCCCAGGATATACTCGTCGTACAGGGCTTCTGCGTAGGCGTCGAAGCCCCTCGCCCTTTCGGGCACGGCTAGGATGACCCTGGCGTCTGGGCAACTTGTGACGAACCTGGCGCCAGTCATAGGTAGGTTCTTGATGTGGTATGCGACTGTACCTTCTTTTGTGGCGTCTAGCTGGTCTGCCGGTAACTCGGGGAATATCCAGAGCTCGTTGGGGGCTGAGAAGCGTTTGAACTGCTCTATCATGGCGTAGTGCATCGTGCTCTTCATCTTCACGTAACTGGGTCTTGTGAACCCCTCTTCGGGGAACTCGAGGCCTAGGGCTACGCTGTGCATTACTCCGAAGCCGAATGCGGATCCTCCGAGGGGGCTGAACTTAAAATGTAAAACCCTGTTGGCTTCGAGCTTCGTCCTTCCGTACTCGGGTGTCTGCTCGTACCTCAGAACTCGGCCGTAGCGGTCCCTGCGGATTCTGGCGATGCTGTCGAGGGGTATGAGCTCAACCCTCTCAAGGCCATCGGGTTCGATAAGCTCCCAGAAGCTGTTCCCGAAAGCTATGCACTCCCTGGCGGTGGTCTGGATCATCTCGTCGAGGCCTACGTCCTCGCAGAAGCTGTCGACGAGCTCCTTGGCTCTGGGGTCGTCTGCAACTGTATAGAACCCTGCTCCAACCGCTTTCGATGCTATGCTCTCGACTGCGTTTGTGGCTGCGGGATCAGCGGCGTACATGGCCATCAGGTCTTTGAAAGGAATTGGTGGGGTTTCGCCCGTGATGACCCGGGTTTTGCGTACCCTAGGGGCCTTCTGTTCCACGACTACGACGGTCCTAGTTGGGGCTAGGAAGCCCCTAAGCCGCCGCTTGAGCCAGCTCACCTTCGATCCTCCTCAGGAGCTCCAGCATCTTGACCCTCTGCTCGCTTCTCACGACTTCCCTGATGGCTACTCTGAGGGCTTGGGCTAGGAGCTCGAGCTCCTGCCTACTCCACTTTGGCCTAGCCTTCCTACGCCTCGACGACATCCCTGGCACCTCCTATCGTCGCTGTGTTTACGCTGTGCTTATCTTGACCACGGCCTT